CGCCGCTCTGGTGGGGTGCGCCTTCGACGCGCTGTGCAACGATTGGGTGAAAGGCTAATTATTTACTAGTAACATTGAATAAAAAGTCTATTTGAAGTACTAAAAGTTATATTTACTAGATTTACAGTACTAAAAGTACTAAAAGTCCAAAGAATACTGTCATATCAAGGGTTAAAAGTACATAGTACTAGGGTACTAAAAGGGTACTAAAAGTCCCTTTTACAGTACCAAAAGTCCCTATCAGTACCTAAGAACCTTGTGGAAGACTGTCATATCAACGTTTTACTTTTAGTACTGTTAAGATACTATAAGTACTTTTAGTACTGTTAAAATTCTAGCGGACCATTTCTTACTATCCGATAATTGGATTCATTACAATCATTCTTGTTGGACGTCCGCCATTAGATTCTTTTTCCACACTTTTTAGATAGTTTCGTTCTTGTAATGTCTTAAGTGTATCGTCTAAATGATTCGCTGTGGTAAATCGACTTTTAACAGATTGCCATAACTTCGTCCGCTTGATTTCTGATGGATTGTCTAACTTCTGCTGTATTTCTTCAATGCGTTTCAATAAGTACACGGCATCGTCTGTCGCTTTGTTCGCTGTCGTGATATTAAACGCCTTCTTCATGTGGCTTACAAAGTAGTCTTTTAACGCTTCCACACTCTCGATAGTGTCGACCTCGATAGTGTAGTCGTTATTATCTAATACTTTGCTCATGTGAATGAGACCCGCTAAGCGCATCAATTGTCCGGCCAACTTACCCGCCCAGGCTTCTATTTGTGGATTCTCTTGAAAGTCTTGTCCAGGTCCTTGACGGTCTTCTATTTCTGTCTGTAACAATTGAACCAGTAAGTCTGCTTGATAAGAAAGCGTGAGACTTTGTTCTTCTTTATTGTGGACGTTCATTAAAGCGGTAATGGCCGCCGCGTATTCTTCTTTAGCGTCCTTGTCGATTGGTCGTGGTCGGATTTGTCTTTCACCTCGGTTATCTTTCGGTAAGCTGTATAAGAAGCGGCTCATAAGTCCGCGGTCGAAAAACTCTTTCGGTAGTTCCTGGATAACGCTAGGCTGTGCGAAAACGCCGACTGTAAGGTGTGGACGTTCTAATTCGACGGCCTCGCGGTTCATTCTGTGCGTACTCATGTAATCGGCCGAGTAACCGTTTAAATAGACATCGTAATTCGTGTTATCACTGTAACGCCCTTGAATATTCGAGAATAGGCCACCTTCGGCGCTCACGATACCGAGTTTTTCGTCGTTTTGTTGTAATAGTGATGCCAATACTTCCGGTGTGACATCATCCGCGACATATGTTGGCGGGTGAATCGGTTCAAGCTCGTTAAGTTGGTCACGAAATCTTTTAACTTCGTCCATAGGGTCTTTATCGTCTTTGCTGGCGTTTGCTGCTTTCTTCTTAGCTTGTTCAAGCTGGCGTGTCTTGGCTTCGATTTCGTCTTGTCTGTGCTGCGCTTCGACTTTCACACGTTCACGTGTTTTTCTTTGATAATCATAAATTGGCTTTAACATATGCTTAAACACTTGAGACTTCTTACTAGATGGTGGCATCAAGGTTAGTAAGTACGTATTAATAGGCTCGTACCAATCCCCGTACACGTTCACATTAAACTTCTTGGCTGTTGCGATTGAAAGGGCTGTAAATGCGCCCATTGCGGCCATCTCTCGCGGTGTCTGTGTGGATTGGGCCACTTGGTCAATATACGTCTCTAACCATGCTGGAAATATGTGAGAAGGGAACGGCAGCACTGAATCATCTTCGAATGTGACAACGTCGTCCCAAATTGTGTCCTTACTTGCTTGTGGATTCTCTACTGCTTGCTTATAGACGTTCTTACACTCGGATATGGCCCGTTCTAAGGTCATCTGTCCGTATGTCTTACCGTCCCCGCTGTGGACTTGGTCCCACTTTTGACGGAATAGACCGGATTCACGGAATAACTCGTCCATTTGGCGGTAGTTCTTACCGGTCCAAAAGGCCAAGTGGTTCGCGAGTGCCATATCTGCTGCGGATTGGTCGTCTTGATAATCTGATGTGTCACCTTCGAATAATTTCTTGATGCTGTCATTGTTTAGCATCTTGCGCATGATTGCGCTTGTCTGTAGCACGATAGGCTGTTGCGCCTGCTCGATGTGAAGTTCCTTCGGTTTGTGGAAGTAAACTTCGACTAATCTATCTATAAAACGTTGATTACGTGATATTTCATGTTTACCAGCCATTTCACCGGTGAAGGTGAAGAATCGGCCATCGTTATATATTTCGAGTTCGCCTTCGTCGTTCTTATATTTGTGTTTGACATCGTGTGGCAACTTACCAATAAAATAAGCATGTGCGCCGGTGCCACTCGGGCTTATCTCGACATAAGTTTCATTACATATATGAGTAGCGATTTCTGTTAACGGTTCACCGTCTTCAAAGTGGCCGTCTAGGTCTAAGCCGATGATTTGTCTTTGTTGTTGGAATACAAATCCGATTCCGCTAAATTTACCCGTGTTGTATGCCTGCACTGCGGTGTGGAAGTCTGTCCACGAACTCGGGTTATTTGACGATGCGTTCGCGCCGTTTGTTCTTTTGAGTACCTTTTCGAGGACTGGTTCACCTTCCGGCGTGACTTTCTTCCCACGCTCGGCGCGCCACAATACCCAATTATTTAGTTGCCTCATTTCTTCGGGTACCGTGTCGAACCTCGGTTCTACCATTCTGTCGTTTATCGTTAGAACCATTTTTATCCTCCTTCCTTTCGATAAGTGCTTTAACTTGTTCTAATATTGATGTTTTAGTCATTATCTATGATGCCCCAGCCGTCGGGTGTGCATACAATCGTGGCATTTAATAGCTTAGAAATACGCTTGATGGTGCGTTCGCTTGTGTTACGGTTTAAACTTTCTATATTGGCCACATTGCCGCGTGTCGTGTGAATCAACTTGCTGAACTCTAACTGTGTTAAATTGTGCTGCTTGCGGTAGCGGCGGACCGCAACGCCTAAACTTCTACTATTCGCCGGTGCTGCCATAACCTTGCGCCCCTCTATCCGTTTCGCTGAAATTGTCCACAAGTTCGATTGTTGGCGTTTCGACCGGTGTAATGACTAGCTGTGCGATTTTATCGCCTTTCGTGACCTGGCAAAAAAGGTCTTTAGGGTGACAGTCACATATCACGCCAAGCGGTCCGATATATCCCGCGTCAATCGTCCCAAGTTGTACCCTTAGAGATGTTTTCGATGTCTTCCCACTGCGTGGACGGATTTCTGCTTGATAACCTGCCGGAATCTCAACGGCAATATCTGTCTTGATTACTGCTGTGTGGTCTTGATAGATAATTTCGGATTCTGCCGCGTACAAATCCAGTCCGGCGTCTGTCGGGTGACTTCTTGTGGGCATCGTTGCATCATCTGTCAAAAGTTTTACTCGTAATTTATCCATTTATTTTCGCCCTCCATGTAATCGTTAATACGTTCTTTTGCGCCTTCTATTATCTTGATAACTTCTTCCGTGAAATCTCTATCGTTTATGTTTGTGTAATCTGCGTTAATTATTTTTTTGAATGATTCCGAAAATACGTTTTTGATATATGCGTCTTTGTAGTAGGACAACGCGTCTAAGTTGATAATTAGTTCCGCGATGTCTTGGACGTCTTCAAAAGTTAAATGTGGTTTATTCTCGCCGATGTTCATAATTAAGCGTTGATAATTTTCAGTGTCTTTTTTACTCATTAGATTATTTCCACCTGCCATATTGTTATTAGTTATTTATCTAATATTTAGACGTACTTATTTACTATTTTCTTCCTTTAACTCTTTCCACCATTTATCAACATTTACGTCTTCCGGGAATTTATAGTCTTTATTTCGACCATTCCCGCCGAAATTATATTCTTTGTTTAGTTCGTATATAGCGACAAAAGGCGGTGGGGTGTCGCAACTTTTTAAATATTCTTCCATACCTTTTTTATCAAATACTCCAGGAACTGCGCCGTAATCTTCTAGGACATATACTTTATTGTTCATTTATTCCGCCTCCATCTCATACTCTAATTGTTCGATATACTCGACCGCCTGGCTGTGGTCTGTTTGAAGTTCTCTATAGCCGTCTTGTAGCTGCTTATATGATTCTTGAAGTTGCTTATATTCTTCTTGCATCTGCTTATATTCTTCATACGGGATTGTCCTATCATCGATGTAATATTCCTTTACAATTGTGTTGATTGATAGAATTATAAAACTCGCTATCATCAAGATTATAAGATGCTTACTTTTCATTTAATAGGCCTCCTATCGAATACTTTCGACGATATATTCTAGGTCTTCTGTCATTTCTTCTAATAATTCCATTTGCGCAACTAATGCGGCGATTTCAGCTTGTGACTTCCAATCTGAATTAAGTTCAAATTCGTTTGTTAATTGTTCATGTCTTTCTTCTATCATTCGCATAAATGCATCTAGCGTTATACCTGCCACTCGATTCTTAGACACTTGAAATATTGTGCTTATATATTCTTCGTGTGGAAGGTGTGTATCTACTTTTTTAAACAATTCCTTAGCGTCCGGTTGTTCTATCGTTTCCATTATTAAGTCGATATGTTTTCTTTCCATTTTATTCAGTCCTTTTCATTCAATATTGTAAGTGATTGTTAATTGTCTAATTGTTCCGAACCAATCGTCCGCTATCATCTGTTGCATTGAACTGTGGAAGTCGACTTTTTCAATTGAGAAAGTCTTGGTCGGAAGTTTAAACTTATCTGCTTCATTTATATCGCTCGTTAATCTAATTTGTCCTTCTTCGTCCGATGTAATATATACGCCGTCTTTCACTTCCACAATGTTATATACGTCTATATGATTCGCCATCTGATTCACTCCTTATTAAAAGTCGAATATATCCATTTGTTTTTGGTCGTCGTTTAAGTCTGTGACTTCATACAATCCGCGGACGTCCTTCCAATGTTTAAAGACATCAACTTCGACACTTGTGTCGTCGAACGGTTGTCCCTTCTCGAAAAAGTTCACATATACGAATGTTCTTCCGTTCTCTCCATCGTATACACTTAGGAACGCCACACGTTCCGCATGGTGGTTATATAAATATCTCATTGATACAATCCTCCTAAAATTATTAAAGGGGCTATATGCCCCTTTTTTGGCCTTAGAATGGAAGGTCGTCGTCCTCTATATCTACTGGACCTTGTCCGTTACTATACGGATTTTCTTCTGCTTGATTGTTGCCACCGTTCATCATCGATTTTTCTTCTTCCGTCATTGGTTGCGGCTTGTTTACCACTTCATCGCCTTTATTCCACACTTTGTTATAAGAGAACTCGACGAATAACCTTTCATGGTCTTCGTTCCATTTTCTCTTAAGTACAATCGTTGTTGGCTTATTGATAAGTTGGTCTGTGTCGAATGACAAGTCACCGTTTTCAGTATCTAAGTCGATGCCGATTCTTGTAAGTAGTTCGATATATCGTTCCTCTTGCCAGTCATACTTAAATGGTGGTAAGAAGACATTATGTCTATATTGCTTACCTTCCGCGTTTTCAAATACGAGCGTGATGTAGTTCTTAGACGATGCGTTATCCGTTTCAACTTCTTTAACAATTACCGTAAACTCGCCAGTGGTTAAAAAGTCGCCGCCACTCTTGAATGATTCTACATTTCTACCTTTTGTGTGTTCTGCTTTTCCGTTAATTTTGACCATTATAAATTACTCCTTTAAATGTGTTTTTTTAGTTTCCGTTTCTGATTGCTTTTACTATCTTGTTAACTGATGCATCTTTGAATCGTCTGTCTGTGATTTGCACTTGTGGGGTGTGTCTAATCTTGGTGATAAATAACGGGGATTCTTCCGCCGTTAAGATATAGTCCACTGTACGCTTGCCATCTTGCTCGCCAACTTCCACAAGTGTGCGCGCCACGACGTCAGATTCGCTTAGAATTGCATCTCTAATGGCTTTCTGTGCGTCTAATGTCACGACCGGGTTAATGACTGCCCCTTCGTCGTCTTTGGCCTCGCTTGTGGATTCGTGGCCGGTTATTGCAAAGTGGAACTCTAATTCTTGCTGTAGTTTCTTGATGTATCGGAACATGCTAATGATTCGGTTTGCCGCTTCCCCGTAATGATTAAATGTGGGATTTTTGATGCGACCTTTTGTCACTTCGTCCATTGTGATGTCCCTTAACTTCTGCGCTGTTTCAATCACGACGACGTTTATTTCTTTGCCGTTTTCTCTTAAAGTCTTAATGATGTTCGGTAACTCTTTAACGACTGCGGATAAGTGCTTGTAATTCTTGATGTTGATTCCGGCCCCGTCTGCGACAACTGTCGTCCCACCTTCATTAATATCTAGGACCAGGGCGTCGTTATCTCGCGTTAGAATCGTCGTTTTTCCTGTACCGTAACGACCATAGATAACAAAATTATAAAATTTCTTCTGATTCTCTTTGGATAGGTCTTTAACGCCTAATGTTTTTAAAATGTCTTCTGTCAATCTTTGGCCCTCCTTACTTTCTGTAGATATATATTAGTGCTGCGATTGCCCCAAGTAATGCGACAATGTTCGTTATCACGATTACTCTTAGTAGTATGATTTCACCGGCCAGGCTCAAATCCATCTGATGACCTCCTTATGACTTGGCACGTTCGGACCTTCTCTTATTAAGTTGGCGTTCTTTATGCTGTTCATGTTCAATCTTGTTAACGAGATGTTCTAATCTGTGGATATAGTCTTTTAGTCCATTGATTTCGAGTTCTCGGTTATTGACTTTTGTCTGTAAGATTCTTGACTGTTTTCTTGATTCTTTTAATCGTGCTTCAATATCATTTATATTTTTATCTGTTATCTGTTTGTACTGCTTATGTTTCATTCGGTTCGTGTCTGATGTGACCACATAAATCGTAAGCGCTAAGTTATATAAAGCGAGTATGGTAACTGTTATGATTAAACTGTTCATTACTTAATAATCACGCTCTCGGTTTTCTGTAGTCCCACTCCGTCGATTTGTTCTTCCGGGTGGTCTTTCAGATACGATTTTAATTTCTGCGTATCAATCGACTTACGGACTTTGTAATATTCTTCCGGGATATTATCTTCTTTATCTATCACAAGTGAGTGCGGGTTGCTTCTGATATATAAATGATTCAGACCGGTTTTAATTTTCTGCTTATCTGTTGCGCGCATACTATCGAGTAAGTTTTCTTTCATTCGCTTAATCGTGTTCGCGTTCGTCTTCTTCATGGCTTGAAGTCGTTTGACTTCCTTATCTATCATGTCGTTATCGCTTTCGATGTGTTTAATGAGATTCGCGTAACCGTCCGCTTTCGTTTCTATTTCGTCGTCGATGCTTTCTAGCGTGTCCATGATAAGTTGCTCGTCTGCGCCTTGTTCGGCTAACTGCTTAACTTTTAGATAGTTGCCTGTCAGATTAAATAGTGATGTCATGAGTAACCTCCTTAAAATCCTAATAAGAATTGAATGAATCTATATAACAGTGTGGACGCCACCATCAAGACTGCTATAGTAATGAAAATAAAAATCGTTGCTGTGATTGCGAAAATTAATTTTTCTTGGTCCATTAGTAATCACTCAAAAAATTATTTAGTAAAATGTGACGTAATGGTTCACCTGGTTCTAGTGATTTGTGTTCTGATAAAGTGTCCCCAACCGGTATAGCATAGCCACACATAGCGTTAACGCCTCTATATACTTCTTCGTCTTCGATTTCGGGTACCGCCATACTCATAAATAGCCCAGCGCTTGGTGGTTCTTCTTCATGCTCATAATAATCGGAAATATAATCTAATGTTTCTTGGTATTTGTCGAACGCCGCTTCTACTTCCTTACTTGCTGCTTGAATCATTTCAATGTGTTTTTTGTCCATTTTTAATGGCCTCCCTGTTCTTTTTCAAAATATAGTTTTTCGTCAAAATCGCGTTTGTCTTTGAGTGCCTTCCACACAGCGGTTTCAATTGTGCCTTGTGTCTTGAAGTTGTAAAAAGTGATGTGTGCCTGGCCACCATGTCGGACGGTTCGTCCTTTCGATTGCTCGTAAAGTGTGTACGAATAAGTCGGCGTGTAATATACAACGATTGATGCGTATTTCAGTTGAATCGCTTCGCTGCCGCTTTGGTATTGGACGAGTGTGACCGTGTCGCTCAAGTGTGGACGCTCGCTTTGAGATGGTAAATCGTAGCCTTGACCGTTCACTTCATATAACGTCTTTCCGAGCTTACTCACTAATTCTTTTATGTCGTTAGCTTCTCGTCTAAAATTGTAAAATACGACCACGTTCTCGTCTGAACTTTCGAGAATCATTTTTAAATAATTCAGTTTGTCTTTTTGATTCGTTAAATACCGTAATGTGGTTAATAACTTCATTTGAGTATCGAGAATCACTTCTTGACCGTCTATCGTGATAACGCGGTCCTTCTCGGCTTTTCTGTACTGCTTAGACGCTTTGAACTTGATGTCTTGGTCATGTGTATTAGGTAAGTCCACAAAGAACTCTGTGGGCTTAGAAATACTTATCCTGCGCCAGTAGTCGAATAACTCGTCTTCATGTCTAAATGAATCAATAACCTTAATTGTGCGGTTCCCTAAATACATATCTTTATAGATTGCGTGCCGCTTCAAGAACTGCGTTTTGTTCTTATAGAATCCGGCCATCATAAAGTAATTAATGAAGTCGTCCCACTTCTCGCCGGCTGTAGCCGTTAATAGAACGTAATTCGTCGCAACCTTCGTCAGTTTGTAAGCTGCTTTTCCTCTTTGACTTGTGGGATTCTTGAAGTAATGCGCCTCGTCGAATATGACGAAATATCCGCGCCCTTGATTCCATTGTTTGGATAACATAGATGATGCAATGATTTTATAATCTATCGTGATGCCTTCATGATTTTCGACTGTTTCGATTTCTTCTTCCCACTCACCGGATTTTTTCTTCGCTGGCGGGCATATGATTAATAACGGTTCATTCTGTCGATGCTTTAAATAGTGATAGATAGATATTAAAGTTTTACCGCTCGACGTGCCTAAGTTGTAAAAATAGCTAGGTGCTGCCCGGTCCATAATTTCTTGTTGTGTAGGATATAGAATCATTTATACAATCCCACCTTATTCGCCTTATTTATGGCCGCTGTGCCGCGTTCATCTATCAAGTCGATTATTTGTTCAACGTCGTTAATTTCGTTCGTCACAATGGCTATAATGCCTTTATCTCGTAATTTACGGATTTGGGCTTTTTGGATTTCTGATATTCGGTAATTCTTCGGTGCCTTCACTTCCACAAATATGGCTATACCTTTGTAGTAGCAATGTAAGTCCGGTATACCAGCCCGTCCGGCTGTGCTTGCGGCGTACTTGATACAAAATCCGCCGATGTCCTCTATATATTGCTTGATTTGTTCTTCTATGCGTTTCTCGAGTAGAATATAATCACACCTTTATATAATTGTGATAAAATGGTCTTAATCGGTCATGAAGATAATTTCTTCTAGTTCTTCGATTCTATCTTTCAAAATTTTATTCTTTTTTTGATATAAGCGATGCTGTTCTTCTGTGAGTTGGACGCGTCGCTTTAATACTTCATTTTCTTCCTCTAATTCTTCGATGTAGTTCTTCATTTCTACTACTTTCTTAGCAAAGTCTTTAAAGCCTTCAATGCGTTTATTGTCCATTTTTCCACTCCATATTTTTCAATGTGTTCGCTATTTCTATTACTGCATGGCTAGCTGTTGCATCATTTAAACCATGATTAATTAAAATATCTCGCATCGCTTTTAATTCCGGCGTTTGTTCGATAGTGTTCATCATGAATTGGAATGAAATATCCTTTAATAAATATCTTTCAAATTCTGATTTTTCATCATCGTTAAATAAGTTATATTCACTCATTGTTATCCTCCTTATCGTCCGACGGTTTCCACGCCGTACATATTGTTAAAAGCTGTGTTTGCTTCTTCATCTACTGTATTCGCTCGAATCGTTCCAACAATGACTACAAACAATAGAACAAAGATGAAAAGTTTAATTTCATTTCTCATTGTCGTTCTTTCCTTTCCTTAAATATCTTTCGTGCGGCTTCAAGTGCTGGCTTTATATCGATGTAGCGCTTGTTACCGTTCAACTTATAAACGTGTGCTTGAAAGTCCGGGTGCGGGATAAAAGTATTTTCCATGTCCCAGGTACTAATTCCGGATATTTCTATAAATTCCTTCACAGTCGCGAATCCGATATATTCACGTTGGCTTGATTCTTTTATCACTTCGGCCACCGCTTCTTTTATCGTTTCTTTGAAGACCGCTTCATCTAATAACATATTTTTCACCGCCTCATTAATAGATTGTTACTATATAGTGAATTTCTGGACCGTCTGTCCAAGCGGATATAGTTTTCTTTGGCTCGTTGAATCGTTTAAAGACTAGATAAAAAACTAAATATAGAAAAACAACACTGATAATATTTTTCTTCATTAAGAAACCTCCTTAGCTTTAATTTCTTTGATATATTGAATCGCTTTATCAACATACTTACGTTTAATGTGATTGTTTGGCGCGTTGCCTTTCATTCCTAATGCCTTTTTAAGACTGATGAGAATCGAGCGTTTAAGTTTTCCAAGTGCATATCTATATTCTTCTTTATGCTTCTTATGTGCCTTTGCCTGCTCGTATACGTCCATATTCGGCATGTCTAAAATTGTGTCTAAAGTAAGTTGCAATCCTTGTTGGTCTAATATGTTTTCTGCCTTGTATCTAACGGCGTATTGAATCGCTTGAAGGTCTTGGGGTGTGACGTACTCTCCTTCTAACTTGTTGTCGATTTCTTTTAATTTGTCGTTGGTTTCAGTATTGCTTTTGTTAATATGTGCGACTTGTTCGGCAATCATTTGTAATATTTGAGGATTTTCCACAATCTCGTTAGCAACGCCAGCGGTCATATACATCCCTTGTTTTCTGATTTGTGGAAGAACTTCGGAAGTTACCCAACGTTTAAAACGTTTTGCGGATTCAAGTTTTGACGAGAAGATTAGACTGTATAAACCTGATTCGTTGATTAAAGTTGTTTTTGAAACCAGAGTACCGTTCTGGTACTGCGGTAAGTTTTGCGTAATCCTGTCCTCTACATCTACATGTCTATTTACATCTCTACTCCCATTCTTATAACCAAGTACCTTAGCTACGTCGTTACCTACAAAATAAGGTTCATCTTCCACAACTACTGTTCTTACGTTTTGATTTTCAAAATCGAATACTTTTAAATCGTTCATATTTTCATTTCCTTTCTTTGCTATAATTTTCCTTACAGGAAGGTGGTGATATTGATGAATGCAGATGATATACAAACACTGTTCATCAACAAAAAGTCGGAATATGCTGTAATCGCGTTTGTAGACGGAAATAAATTAACTGCTAATGAATTGACGGTCGTTGACTCAAAATCTATTTTGGTGAACAAACGTTTTTTAGTTAATTTAGATAATGTGAAATTCGTCAGATTTGCCAGTGATGAATTTGAAGCTAGTAATTAACACCGTCTAGTTTTACTGCTTCAACCAACTTCGCAGTTGCCTCAATCATCTGCGGGGTTGGGTTTTTTGTTGTTTCTTCAAGTACTCTTTTTAGAGTTTCTAGTTCGGTCACATGAATGTTCTGTCTCAATTTATTCAAATCATTCATTACATAACTTCCTCCTTAATATCTAAGATTTTCGCAATTCTCTTCTTTTGTTCTACTGCATCGCGTCGACCTCTTAAGATGTCAGACATATAAGGACTGGAGATTCCTAACATTTCCGCAAGTTGTTTGATGGTCATGTTTCTTCTTAGAAGTTCACTTCTTACTTTCAAACCAAATTCAGTTGTCCCCATTCTTTTCACCTCCAAATAACCTTTTTTCTAAGCTTTTCAATTATCCATTGAACAAAAATGACTTATATGCTAATATTTAAGCATAGTTAAATAAACCTAAAAACGACATACTTATCCCGTTGTTACGGTATTCATTTAATCGTTGGGGAACGATAAAAGTTGTTTTTTGTTTATGGCTAAATTTAAAGCTTAAATACAGTTTAATAACTTATATGCTATTTGTCAATAAAATAATAACATAAAAGTTAACTGTGATAGGAGAAAACTATGATGTTAGTAAAAAGAATACGTAATTTATGTAGTTCTCGTAACCTTACTTTCGCAGAATTAGAGCGTATTTTAGATTTCTCAAATGGTCAAATTAGAAGATGGGAAAAAACTAAACCTGGTATCGATAAAGTCCAAAAAGTCGCCGATTATTTCGACGTTTCTGTAGATTTTTTACTTGGCAGAGAAAAAGATTCTTATAAAGGCGAAAAAGAACCAGAAGATATTAGAATTATGCACCGTGGTGTTAAAAACATGTCTAAAGAGGATAGAGAAAAAGCTCTTAAAATGTTCGAAACATTTTTCGATAACTGGGACGAATATACAAAAGATGATGAATAAAATATAAAGGAGGATTCAAGTGAATACATACCAAATCGTAAGAAACCTTGTTAACCGGCATGAGTTGACCATAGCGGAACTTGAAAGACGATTAAACTTTTCTAATGGACAAATTAGAAGATGGCAAACGTCCGCTGCTAATTCTAACCATTTAAATGCGGTGGCAGACTTCTTTGATGTGTCCACAGATTACTTGCTGGGAAGAAAAGAAAAAGATTCTTATGAAGGCGAAGAAGAACCAGAAGATATTCGCATTATGCATAGAGGCGTTCAAAATATGTCTAAAGAGGATAGAGAAAAGGCGCTCAAGATGTTTGAGACATTCTTTGACAATTGGGACGATTATACAAAAGAAGAAGATTAAAAAGGTTGTGTCGTAAATGAAGTTGGATTTCGAATCGTCATTCATAAAAGCCGCAAAGGCAGCACATAATACCACGAATGAACATAATATAAATGACTACCCTTTCCCAATTGTGGAAGTTATAAAACGAGATAAAGATGTCTTGTTATTTACTTACAAAGAGTTTGCCACGCTTATGGGCGTATCTGTGGAAGATGTTGCTAAGTATGGCTGTACCGAAGAAGCCTTCCATATAAAAAGTGGTGGTAAGAAAGCGATTATCTACAATGATGATAAATACGAAAAGCGTTTAAGATTCACTTTGGCGCATGAATACGGCCATCTTAAAATGAATCATAACGGGACATCATTTTCGCGTTTAGAAAAGAATAGAAAAATGAAATTAGAAGAATATGAAGCGAACACATTCGCGTCGTGTCTATTATTTCCGATTCATATTCGCAATAAATTTCAAGCGGTGATGGAACCGGAAGAAATATCCGACCTTTTCAATATCAGTTATGAATCCGCTGAAATTGCTATGAAAATATTTGACGACCATATGGACAACGGTCTAAATGATGTTTTATCTGTCTATGAACATAAAGAACATGATTCTTATATATCATTTTTAGAAGAAATGTATGAATCTAAACTTGAATATTTAGAATCATATTCTTATTAAAGGGGGGGCGGTAAAATTGAAGTGATAAAAATGAAATGATTACTTAAAATATTAAAAATTATGGAGGATTTTTACTTATGAAAAAACAAATCGCAACAATAACGGCAAGCTCTTTATTATTACTATTGGCAGCATGTGGGGACACTTCCACAGAAGAAGTTAACGCGGAACTAGAACAAGAAACCGAGCAAGAACAAGTGGAATTGGAAGAAGATAAAGCGGAAGTATCAGAAGAAGCTACAGATGAAGAAACTCAAGAAGTCGAATCGAATATCGAAGATGTAAACCAAAATATCGCCGACGATGATATGGTTAAAATCGACTTAGTTAATGTCGAGAAGATAAACGATGAAATTTTCGGGGAATCTATCAAAGTTAATTTCGATGTTGAAAATAAAAGCGATAAAAAATTAATTATTCAAGCTCAAGACTTATCAATCGATGGTTATATGGCCGATGACATCGCTAGTATGAGTATTGAAGTAATGCCAGGCAAAAAAGCCCAAGATTCGTTAACAATCGATAGCGCGTTCTTAGATGAAGGCCAAGAAATGCCACAACTAAACGAAAGTTTAGAGGCAACTATAAACCTTGTGGACGATGAAACTTATGAGACTATCAACACTTATGATATGAATATCCAATTTTAATACTATAGCGGGCGTTCTGCCCGCCCTTTTTTACCACAAAAGAACGGAAGGGATAAAATGAACACAAAGAAAAGAAATGACTTAAAAACGCCATCTTGGCAATATGATTTTCGATTCGATGGGAAACGCTACAGAAAAGCCGGATATAAGACGAAAAAAGAAGCCGAGTTCGCTGGTCATGAAAAGCTAAACGAACTACAGAATCCAACAATTAAACTTTCAGAAGTTAAGTTCAAAGACTATTATATGAAATGGTTAAAATTAAATAATAAGCATAAGTTGTCAAAGGGCCAATATGATTGGTATTTACATTCACTTGATTTGTTTGTGGATATGTTTGGTGAGGACAAGACTGTTAATTCGATTACACGTACAGACTTTCGCCAGTTAATTAATGAATATTCGGAAGGTCGTTCGACTGAATCAGTCCGTAAGTTATATCAATGCCTATCTGCATGTTTTAAAGAAGCTGTGTATGAGGGGTATATAGATAGAGACCCTGGCCACAATTTAGAGTTAAAAGGTACAGTACCAACTAAAAAGGAAGAAGAAAAATATTTCACGATTAAAGAATACTTGGATTTACTAAAACATTTTGATTCTAGAAAAGATTTGAGTTATATATTACTTTACTTAGTCGCTATCACTGGCGCGAGATTTTCAGAAATAAATAAGATGACTTGGGACGATTTGAATTATGGTACTCACTCTATTATCGTACCTGGCACAAAATCAGAAACCGCCTACCGTGTCGTGGAAGTAGACAAAGAAATATTAATTAAAGTTAAGTCTAAACTAATCAATCACCCGCGACGTGTGGACGGTAAAGTATTTAATATATCTTATAAGGCCGCTTCAAACGCTTTAGAACGGTCACGCGAAAAACTTGGCATCGAATCATATAGAACGATTCACGCGCTAAGGCATACACATTGTAGTTATTTACTATCGAAAGGCGTGGCCATTGAATATATTTCTAAACGCTTAGGTCATGCATCAATCGGAATAACGTTAAATACCTACAGTCACTTATTAGAAGAACACAGACAAGAACAAGCTGAAAAAACAATGAGTTTATTCAAATAAAAAAAGAATGGTCACGTATTGGTCACGTAACCACTCAAAACCCCTTAATGACGGGGTCGTCTAACGGAGATGGAGGGAAGTATTGGGTTTTTAGATGCCAATAGATGCCCCTAGAATA